AATCACAAGTGGAACCATTTCAACTAGCCTAATTAGTGGTTCATACACCGGAATTACCGGCGTTGGAACAATTACGGTTGGAACATGGAACGGAACCACTATTGCCCCCGCGAATGGCGGAACCGGTGCAACAACGCTAACCGGATATGTTAAAGGCAACGGAACAAGTGCTTTTACGGCCACAACCACTATCCCGAACACGGATATTACCGGTTTGGGCACAATGTCAACGCAAAATGCCAATTCCGTTTCAATCACGGGTGGATCGGCAACGCTTTCAACATTGGTTACAAGTGGCTTAACCGGCTATCTTTATGGCAACGGATCAAGTGCGGTTAGCGCATCAACCACAATTCCAACATCGGCGTTAAGTGGTAATTTTGTAAGCACATTTAGTGCGGGAACCACGGGATTTACGCCATCAACCGGCACAACGGGGGCGGTTACGCTTGCCGGAACATTGAATGTTGCCAGTGGTGGAACCGGTGTAATCGCATCAAGTGGTGCTAATTCGGTTGTTTTGCGTGATGGAAACGGCAACATCACTACTAATTGCTTGTTTGAGGGCTACACAAGCCAAGCTGCTAGCACATTGATTACGTTGACAGCTTCTTCTGTTCAGAATTGGGCCATTACAGGCTCTGGCGGTCAGACGATTAAACTGCCTGATGCAACTACGCTGCCCAATGGCGCTACGTTTACGTTTAACAATAACCAATCTAGCGGCACGATTGTTATTCAAAACAATTCGTCCACTACGGTTATCACGGTTCAATCAGGCTCTTACATTACAGTTGTTTTGTTGAGCAACTCAACAGCAGCAGGGTCGTGGGATTACCATAATTCGACGCCTAGCAACGCAAGCTGGTCGACTAACACGTTGAATTGGGCTGGTTCTTATACAAACGGCACATGGAACGGTAACGTTGTTGGCCTTGGTTATGGCGGCACAAACGCTAATTTAACCGCCGTTGCCGGTGGTGCGGTTTATTCTAGTGGAAGCGCATTAGGGATAACATCCGCCGGAACAAGTGGTCAAGTTCTAACTTCTAATGGATCATCGGCCCCAACATGGCAAAGCGTTAGTGGATCGATTTCAATTAGTGATGATACAACCACAAATGCAACCCGTTATTTAACGTTTACAAGTGCCACAAGTGGATCGGTTTCAACCGAATACACAAGTTCAACAAAGCTACAATTTAACCCTAGCACGGGAATTATTACGGCAACGCAATTTAGTGGATCGGGTGCCGGTTTAACATCAATTCCCAATAGTGCTTTAACCAATTCAAGCGTAACCGTTGGATCAACCGCCATTAGTTTGGGCGGAACGGCCACAACAATCGCCGGATTAACATCGGTTACATCAACCACTTTTGTGGGTGCGTTAACCGGCAACGCAAGCACGGCAACAACGGCCACAACCGCAACCAACGCAACCAACATTGCCATCACCGATAACACAAGCACCAACGCAACGTATTATCCGGTTTTCGTAAGCAATTCAAGCGGAAATAATGCCGCAACAACATCATCAACTAAGCTAAAATATAATCCATCAACCGGTGCGTTATATGTAAGCGCTATTTATATAGCACCATAAGGGGAAAACATGGGCCAATTAGTCTTTTCGGCAACATCGGGCGGTCAAATTGCCCTAAGTGGAACAAACACCGCATCATCACTAACCATCACCGTTCCCGCCGTTACCGGAACAATGGTTACAACCGGTGATACAGGAACGGTTACCGTTACCATGTTATCCGCAACCGGAACACCATCAAGTTCAACATATTTGCGTGGTGATGGAACATGGTCAAGCATTTCAGCACAAACATATCCAAGTGCCGGAATAGCTAATAGCACCGGAAGCGCTTGGGGAACATCTTATTCGACAACCGGATCAGGAACTGTTGTTGCATTAGCTACAAGCCCATCTTTTACAACGCCTATTTTGGGAACACCTACAAGTGGAAATTTAAGTAATTGCACCGTTGATGGCACAAATGGTGTTGGTTATATCAATATCCCAGTTAATAGCCAATCTACGGCATACACCGCGGTTTTATCAGATGCCGGTAAAGTTATTTTCCATCCATCAACAGATGGAAACGCTAGAACATTCACAATACCTGCTAACTCAAGCGTTGCCTATCCTGTTGGAACAACTTTAACGTTTATTAATATGACTTCACAAGTTGTGACAATTGCAATCAATACTGACACAATGTATTTGTCAAGTGCCGGTACAACTGGATCACGATCTTTAGCTCAATATGGATCGGCTACAGCAGTAAAAATGACATCAACAACTTGGTTAATTTCAGGGAGTGGTTTGACATGAGTGGCGCAACTGTTGCTGTTTTTCAAAATCAAAGAAGTTTTGGGTCCCCTCCAGGTTCTGTGACATACGGAAGTTGCGGCGCTGGAACATACACATGGGTTGCACCTGCTGGTGTTACAAAAGTTTCTGTTGTTGCAGTTGGCGGTGGTTCTTGTGGCGCTCATGGTAGCGCTGGTGGTAATTTGGCTTATTTGAATAACTATACAGTTGTCCCTGGTAATTCTTATACTGTTATTGCGGGTTCCGGAACACCTGGTACAAAACGAAGCACTTTTATTAGCACTTCTGTTTTAACTGCCGGCAATCAAAATGTATCAGGATGTTGTTCCAGAAATGTTGGAACTGCTTATTATTTAGGTGGTAATGGTGGATGCTATGGCGGCGGCGGCGGCGCTGGCGGTTATAGTGGCGCTGGTGGTAATGGCGGTTATTCTGGCCATCATAATGGATATGCCGGAACTGGTGGCGCTGGTGGTGGCGGCGCTTGGAGCAATTTACCTCTTTGTGGTTGCATTAATGTTCAAAGCGGCGGTGGCGGTGGTGGCGTTGGTTTGTATGGTCAAGGTTCTTCTGGTTCTGGTGGCGTATCAAATTCATCAGTATCATATGGTGGTGGCGCTGGTTCTGGGGGAAGTGCAGGTTCTAATGGTTATGCTTATTGTGCTGGTTCAGGGGGTTATTATGGCGGTGGCGGTGGTGGCAACCAATGTAATCATAATGGCGTTGGATTTAATGGCGCAGTCCGTATTGTTTGGCCTGGCAACACTCGTCAATTCCCATCAACTTGCGTAGGAACACCATAATGGCGCTTTATATTCAAATTGAAAACGGGCAACCAATAAATCATCCTGCTTATGATGATAATTTAGTAGCGGCGTTTGGTTTAATACCTAATGATTGGGAACCTTTTGTAAGAGTTCCAAACGCAACTTTAGGAATATATCAAGTTTTAGATAGTAATACCCCAACATATTCCAAAGTAAATAATGTTTGGACTGATGTATGGTCTATTCGTGATATGACTGCTGATGAAAAATTAGCAAAGCAACAAAAAATAAAAGATGCATGGGCCGCAAGACCTCAAGCGTCAAATTGGTCTGCATGGACATTTGATGATGCAACTTGCGCTTATTTGCCTCCAATTCCTAGACCTGAAAAAGACCAAACTAAATTGGATCAAAAAATTTATACATATTGGTGCGGTGCTGAAAGTAATTGGAAAGACACTCCTCCCTATCCCAATGATGGAAATCAATATACATTTGATTTTTTTGCGTGGGTTTGGGTTGTTGTGCCATCTACGCCCACAACATAAGGAACTAACATGGCTAAAGTGAAAAATGAAAAATTTTGCAAAGCTGCAAAGCAAGTAAAAGAAATTGTTCAAAACACACAACTTCAAGTTGCTTATCACTTTCCATGTCCAATTTATTTAATTGAACGTCCTGATTTTATTGAATCTGTTAATTTAGTTTCTGAAGAATCTTTAGCTAAACAACACGCTGAACGTCAGCTAGATGAAATTTATCCAGTTATGATGTCTGGCAATTTTGCGGATGATCCTAGAATTAAAGCATTTGCTGAATTTGTTGGTGGAACTGCTTGGAATATTTTGTCTGAACAAGGTTATGCCATGCAAGATAAAGTGATTACATTTAGTGAAATGTGGACACAAGAACATCATAAACATTCAGCTATGGAACAACACGTTCATGGATTTGGTTCTCAAATTGTTGGTTTTTACTTTGTAGAAGTTCCTGAAAACTCGTCAAGAGTTGTATTTCACGACCCAAGACAAGGGAAAATCATATCCAGTTTGCCCGAACAAGACATGAATATGGCTACACCTGCAAGTCAAATGATTAATTTTGAACCAAAATCTGGTTTGATGATTTTTTCAAATGCTTGGTTGGCACATTCCTTTACTAGACACGCTAATGAAAAGCCAATCAAATTTGTTCATTTCAATTTAACAGTTCAACAGGCACCACAAATATCTTGTGTATTACCTGCTGCTGAAATAATATGAAATATTCAATAAGATTCAATAAATCTAGGGGTCAAGAAGGCCGTGGAACTTTGGATCATTGTTGGCGTGTTTTTGAAGGTGAAAAAGAATATTTATTTAAAAACGTTAAAATTAATATTCCTTGTCAAACTGAAAAAGATTCTAAAAGTGAAGATTGGAATATTGTGTGCGATGGCACATTAACAATTAATCGTGAAACATCAACTGCAATTATTGGATAAAACATGAAATGGCAAGTAACAGATATTCACGCTAAAGATGGCGTTATAACATCCGCTAAATACTTTGTTAGCCATGTTGATGGCGATCAAACGGTTGAAACGGAAGGCTATTGGCATTTTCCCGAAGGTGGTGATGTTTCATTCAACAACGTAACCGAAGAAATGGTTATTGGTTGGATTAAAGAAGCATCTATGAAAGACGGCGTAAGTTCAATAGAATTGGCGTTAACAAATCAATTAAGCCAACCCCAAAAAGTAACGCCCCCTTGGTTGCCACAAACTTTTACAATTAAAGTATGAAAATTGAACTAAGCATTCCGCAAATCAATACAATTTTTGTTGCACTTCAACGCAACCAAGAATTGATTGCGCAAACAATGGATGAAATCCAAAAGCAAGTGCAAGAACAACAAACCCCAAAGCCCGCCGATGATGGGCATATTGTGGTTCCAGCATAAGGAAGAAGCATGACAGCCCCCATTGATATTATTAGTTCCGCATTGAAAGATATCGGCGCTTTGGCGGCGGGGGAAACGCCCGATCCGGCGGCGGCGCAAGATGCGTTCGTAATGATGAATCGTATGATCGATCAATGGTCAAACGAACAAATGATGGTTTATTACAAAACCGAAATCATTTTTCCCATCACATCGGGACAAACGCAATACACCATTGGCCCAGGGGGGGAAATTGGGGCTAACTTTACCGGTTCTATTGTTAACAATGTGTTAACGGTTACGGCCATTACTAGCGGCGCTATTGCGTTGGGCATGACATTAAGCGGAACCGGCATCACAACCGGCACCAAAATTGTTGGCTTTGCAACCGGCGCGGGTGGAAACGTTAACGAATTGGGCACTTATTTGTTGAACATAAGCCAAACGGCCGCATCAACATCAATCAATGCTTTTTATCAACGCCCACTAAGCATCAATTCATCATTTGTTAGGATTAACACCAATAGCAACGGAACACCGATTATCAATGGTGGTTTGGATTATCCCGTTGCCGTGTTGAACCTAGAAAACTACAACATGATTGGTTTGAAAACGCTTAATGGTCCTTGGCCAAAAGCGGTTTATTACCAACCTAGCGATCCATTGGGCAACATTTTTGTTTGGCCTAACCCATCGCAAGGTGAAATGCACTTATTTTGCGATACGTTGTTTAGCAACTATGTCACTATTAACGATCCCATTATTCTTCCCCAAGGCTACGAAATGGCATTGGAATGGTGTTTAGCCGAACGTTTGATGCCTAGCTATGGCAAGGCAAGCGCAACGCAAATCCAAATGGTTAACGCATTTGCGGCACAAGGCAAATCAACCATTAAGCGCACCAACATGAAACCCGTTCAAAATTCCGCCTATCAAGATGCCATCCTAACTTCACGCCAACGTGATGCCGGTTGGATTCTTTCGGGTGGATTCTTCCGCTAATAAGGACACAAAATGCCTGATTTTGGGTTTGTCGGCGCTAGTTATGTTGCACCTAGCATTTATCAAGATGCGCAGGAGTGTATTAACTTTTTCCCCGAAGTTGATCCAACCAAGCAACCGCCCGAACGCGGTGTTGTGGCGCTTTACCCAACGCCAGGGCTTACAACGCAATTGGTTTTACCGGCCGGTGCGGAAGTTCGTGGCCTTAGAACCCTAAGTGGCGGAAGCCAAGCTATCGCCGTTTGCGGTGCTTATGTTTATCTTTTATCTAGCAACCTAACCCCCAATATTGTTGGCATTTTAAATAGCAATAGCGGGCGTGTAGGGCTAGTTGATGATGGCGTGTATGCCTACATAGTGGATGGCACATATCGCTATTCATGGCGCATTACAACGCCCACAACGGCCATATTTACCGGTTCAATTAGCGGAACCACTTTAACCGTTTCAAACATACAAAGTGGAACGATTGCTATTGGCCAAGTTTTGTATGGCGTGGGTGTTTCCCAAGAAACGGTTATCACCGGTGGATCGGGATCATCGTGGACGGTTAACTTATCGCAAACGGTTGCATCCACATTGATGAATTCGTTGAACACAACAAGTTTTACCGGAACGATCACAACCGGCGCAACCAACGCCACTCTAACAACCACGGGAACGGCTTATTTAGGCCAAACCATCCAAGGTTCAACGGTTCCGGCGGATACGATTGTCACGGCGATTGGAACACCAACCGGCGGCAATAATGTTTACACACTATCTAGCAACACGGCGGTTTCATCAACAACGATGTATGCCCTAGATTTTACGGTTATGCCTAACAATGATGGGCCTTTTATTGGCGCAACATCGGTTGATATTGTGGATAACTACTTTGTTTATTCACGACCCCAAAGCCAACAATGGGGTTCTAGCGATGCGTTAAGCCCTATTTCACAACCATTATCGGTTGGTTCTAAGGATGGCGCACCCGATAAATTAGTGGCTTTGATTGTGGATCACCGCGAAGTGTATTTGATGGGTGAAGCATCTAGTGAAGTTTGGGTAGATGCCGGATTGTTTCCATTCCCATTCCAAAGAATTCCAGGAACTTCAACACAACACGGCATTGCCTCCCAAAATAGTTTGGCCCGCCTTGGCAATAGTTTTGCCTATGTTTCACGCAATTTGCGTGGACAAGGCCAAATTATGCAAATGCAAGGTTATGTTCCACAAAGGATTTCAACGCACGCGGTTGAAGCAACATTGGCCAACCAATACATAGATGATGCGATCGCGTGGACGTATCAGCTAGAAGGGCATGAAGTTTATGTTGTTTCGTTTCCTACAATTAACATCACTTGGGCTTT